GGCATATTCTTCGCATCAGTACCTGCATACGATGGCGTTAGCCAAGAGATTGCTTTTCCGCTGTTTGACAAACCAGAATAGTCTGCTTCACTGTCATCCACAATTGATTTAGCAAAGCGTGGATTATTAGCGAGAGCATTGTTTGCGACATCCTCTGTCGCCTGTTGTGCCTGCACGATCTGTTTCGCACGTTCCTGTTCTTTATATGCATCCTCAAGCGGTTTGATATAATCAGACCATAAAGCATCATCAGAACGCCACCCGGGGTCTCCATACTTCCAATTATCAGGATGATTGGTCTGTCTTCCTTTGATTACAAGCGCAATATTATCAATAGCCGCATCGGGCACATCAGGAATTTCAGAGACAAAATTCGGATTCTTTCGATTCTTCTGCTCGTCTAAAAAATACTGTTGATTGAAATGCGCATCCATAACCCACGTTGGTGCGGTTTCTTCTGGCGTAGTAGCAGGAGCAGGTGTACCACCAGTTGTGGGAACAGTTGTATTACTTGTAGGAGCAATAGTAGGAGTAGTAGGCGCAGGCGTAGGTGTAGGCGTAGGAGCGGGCTGAGTGTAGTCACGCTTCGGTTCTGGATTTCTCTTCAGATACTCTTCAAATCCTGCATCAATATCGTTTTGCTTATTAGTAACGCCCGTGACGTTATTGTTTGCATCAGTTGTAAAGCGAGAATTCAGTGCCATAATTAGAAACTCCAGTTTTTCATAATGTTATAAATACGATTCTGTTTCTGATTTGCTACAGTAGGATTCGCCGTCCCTCGATTTCCAGTGTAATTATTGTCATAATAATTGTTGTAATATCCACGATTACTTGAACGAGAACTGGAACTAGAACTTGAACTCGGACTCGTGCTCGAACCTGAGCCAGATGAAACATTCCGGCCAGACGTTTTCCAATCAGGTCTGTAACCGTAAAACGTTCCGAAGGTATTGTAGTATTCCCGCATAGGTTCTTGCCAACCATCGTATGTATGGTACTTTTGATAGTAAGCGGCCTTCTCTTGATCTACAGGATACCAGTTGCCATCAGGTGCTAAGTAATAACCTTCGTATTGCGTGCGCCCATTCGCATCTGTGTACGGAACATTGCCCATTGCCTGAAGTTCTGCCGCAGAGTATCCGCCTTTTCTATACGGTGCTTTTACACCTCGGTTCATTCCCTGTTCGTATGACGGAGTGAAATATTTATTTTTTCCATTACCGTTTGAAGTTGCAACAGGATTATTTACTGCACCACTATCATCAAGGCGTGCTTTCAGAAAGTTATTTGCAATATCTCCCGCACTCAACTGCCCGCTGTCGTACAGCATCTTCAGGGCAGGATTTGCTTCGATCAAGGCACGGAGACCTTCGTAAAACTCATCGCTCGTTCCATGCTCTTTTTCTAGCCGTTCGATATTTTCACCGTTGTTCAGATAGTATTGATTCAATGCATGCGTTGAATCAGATGCAAGCCATCTCTGCGTTTCTTCAGGAACTACAAGGTCACTGTAATTCGCATCATAGAAGTGCAGTACCTGATCCGGTGTCAGTTCACCAGATAAAGCACCCTGAAGTGCGCCATTCTGATTCAGAGGATTGGATACATCAGACGTACTTGTAATGTTCGGCGTTGTTGAGTAATTCGTGCCTCTTGTATTATTTGCGAATGCATTGCCTGCAAGCTCTGAAGTAAGGTCATAGAATTGTCTGTCTTGATCGTAACTTCTGTCAAAACCACCCGCAACAGAGTTGATTACTCTGTCCATGTAAGAAGCATCGTTAGTATAATAGTTATTGTCAATTGCTTTTTCTACTGCATCAACAAAGTCTTGCGACATTCCTGTAACGTACTTCAAATAAGAATTCTCATCATTTACATCAGGTCGATACCCAAGATCGTAAATAACTCCATAAGCCTGTCTGCGTGCAGTTTCTTCAGCCGCTTTCTTAGCTTCTGCTTCTGTCTTGTAACGCCCGCTTGCAATGTACGCATCAGCTAATCTGTCTTTATGCTCAGCTACATAATCGTCATAGACCTTATCGTAGGTTGTATCCCCACGTCGAATTGATGCCTCTAACGCTAAATCGCCAGTAGACTTCTGCGTACCCATGTCATAATTTATAGGATTAGAAGGTCTTGTAGTAGTTAGCGTAGTTGTTGTTGGAGTAGTAGTTCTCGGAGCTGTGTTTGCCGTAGCGTTTGCCGTAGTGTTCGGCGTACCGTTAGTATCTGCTGTCACAGATGATGTTGAATTGCCACTATCTGTAGTAGTTACAATTGGTTCATCAGGAATAGCGTAACCGCCATTCCTTGCTAACCAAGCGGCATAATCACTCTGCTGTTCAGTCCCGATATCAGCAGGATTATTCCTGTTCGGCATCAGAATATTCAGAGCTTCTGTTCCGAATTTTCCAAGGAAATTCGCTAATGCATTTCCGCTTCTACTTTTATCTGCTAAATTTTCTTCATATGTTTTATAAGGGTTCTGCCCCAATAAAGCTCTACCTACATCCGTTCGTACAAGATTATCTAGCGCATTAGTAAATGGGTTTGTTTTAGATTCTACAGCTTTATTTGGAGTGACTCTATTCTGGACACTATATGCAGACGAAGTTGGCGTTTGAGGTACTACCTCTTCTTCAGGTCGGTAAGTATAAAACGGAGTGGTATCATCCTCTGCGTTTCCTTCTACTTTAGCGGCGAATCCTTTGTTTGCATCTCTTGCCTGCTGAGAAGTAGTAGCGAATGGCATCGGTTGCATCAGCTCACGTCCACGATACTGTGCACGTGAAGCATCATAAGCGGAAGGTGATTGATTCCAATCACCAGTATATGCAGGATAATCACCACTATATCTCGCTCCGGGGATACGTCTTGGCGTATACATTTGTGTAGTTTCCTCAGCAACGGGAGCAGTAGGAGTAGTTTCCGGAGTTGATGTAGAAGTAACTTCTGGAACAAAAATATTATCCTGTTTTGTAAAAACAGGATTTGGAGCAGGAGTTTCCTGCTTCGGCGTAGCTAATGGAGCGAGAGTAGCAGGTGTATCCTGCTTAGCACTCTGCTGTTGCTTTATTTGCTGTGCGGCTTGTACAACATCTGGATTATTGTATGTATAAGTCTTTCGGTTTGTATCTGGGTTCTGATTCTGCGGATTCACAGGATTCGTAACATAATTTACCCAAGAATAATCCGATGCATCATGCCGTGCGGCGGCTTCATCTTCCGCTCTCTGCTGTGCTTTTCGATCTTTCACACGGGGATTTACGGGATTCGGAGTAGAATATTTTTTCTGCTCTTCTACCCTTTCCTGTCTGCGCTTCTCTTCCTGTTGGGCCACCCAACGTTCCTCGTCAAGTCTGCGCTGATAATCTCTATTTACAGCGGCCTGTGCCTGCGTAGGATTTACCTGAACATTATAATCGCTCTGCTGTTTTAGCTGACTAGTATAGCGGTTACTCAAGCCATCCTGCATGGCTTGTTCTTTATAGTTTCCGAAAGCCATAATATCAAATCTCCTCGTTCGCTAATGGGTTGTTGGATTTCTGTTTCGTCTGATTCTTCCCAACCATCTGTAATAAAACTTCAGCCATGTTTTCTAAATCGGGCAACATGAATTCAACTTGCGCTCTCTCTAAGTTTTCGTTGATCCTGTTCTGCGCACGAACGAATGCGATTTCGATATCACGGTTTGTTATCATGCCATTGCTCCCATGCCGGGGAGAACACCGCCCATCTCAGGGGGCATACCACCCGGAATTCCACCACCGCCAAGCCGTTCAGCCTGACCTTCCATCATCTGGCCACGACCTTCCTGATTCATGTTATTCATCATGGCCTGTTGCTGTACCATCTGGAGAATGTTATTCTCTAACTGCTGACCACGGGGGATGTTCTGTGCACCGCCCATGTTAGCCTGCTGTTCCTGCTGAAGCATCTGCTGTTCCTGCATCGCCTGTTGTTCAGCCTGCTGTTGCTGTGCCATAACGGCTTCCTGCTGTGCCTGCTGTACTCCCTGCTGTGCCTGTTGCAGGTTCGCCTGTCTCTGTTGCATCTGCATCTGCTTCTGCTGTTGTAAGTCCTGCACCATTTCCTGAATCTTATAATCAACGAGTGCAGTCTCTACTTTTTCATCAAGCATCTTCTGATTCATTTCTTCAGTGTTCTCAATACCGATAGTATTTTCCTGAGTCCACTGTTTACTCGCCAGACCGTTAGCCAGAATGACCGCCGCTTCGTTGGCTCTCTGCAAACGTTCCTGGGGCTGAGTCATGTCAAGCTTGCATGTGATCTCGTAGTCAGACGGAATGTCCTTGTACTTGAATTCCACATCATCGTGTTTGAAATTCAGTTTCCGTTCCTTCATTGTCAGCAGGGCAATATCCACCGCATTCGACAGAGCCATCCCGCACTGAACCTGTGTGGAAACCAACGGCAATCTGGCACTGACACTAAGCAGGGATGCTTCTGAGAATGTAGCCGAACCGCCATTCTCACCAAAGGCTGTATCGAGTACCGTGCTTTTGTCGATGTAGTCTTTGTACATTGCCCCCATATTCTGCATCTCATTTGTCAGGAATCCTTTGCTCTGGACAAAGTCAATGCTTTCACCTCTGGCAATATCCGCTTTCAGAACACCGTCATCATTGTTGATGTTCATCTTCGTACCCCCATCGTGGGTATATACAAGCATCGGCATACACCCTAAAGCAAACAGGTTTGAGGTCGTTACGGTCAGGTAAAGGTTCTCACGTTCCCATAAGCGAGATTGTGCGAGGGTATATAACAAAGGCTGTCTACTCTGCTCAGTTCTGTCAAAAAGGTCAGAACCATCGCTTTTCGTAACTGCAATCGGGATAGCCGGAAGACCATGCTCACAGCAAATGATGTTGTCGTAGTCAATATTGACAGCATAGTATTTCAGATCGTAAAAGGTCTTCAGTGATACTGTACCCTTGCCATTTAGCTTTTTCTCTAATGCAGTGTTGTCTTGGATAAGATGTGCATAGTTCGTCCTTACCCAAGCCTTATCTACTTCAACTTCCCTGTAGAATGCTGTTAGACCAAACTTGTCAAATTCAGGATAGCCTGTTTTAGGATTCCATACGTCAAAGATGATTGGTGTAAGCTTACCTACACGGTCAACACGTTTGTCGTCAGGATTGAATGCTTTGAAGTCCTGAACGGTATTGATGCCAACATGTGCTTCACCGTAAAGAAGCATGGACAGGATGATGTCATGATGGAGCGGTCTGCCGTTTACTTTCCCTGTTCTCTGCCACATCATGGTGATAAACTTTTCAAGTTTCTCAATCGTCGAAGGGTCAGTCTCATCAGAGCGGACTTTGAACATTGGCTCTTGAGAAATCAGCAAACGCCATGCGCCAAGAACCTTATTGCGGGCCGTAGGTGAAATGGTCTGCTTGATTGTATCTGCGGCTTTCTTCCTGCGAAGGTCATGTTTCCAGTTCATGTTGAACATATCCTCGTAGAGTTCAAACATCCTGTCACGTTCGGAATACTGATTCTTCAACGTCTGTGCATGATCCAGAATGTGATTGTACTCAGGCGAGTAAATATCGAATTGCTGATAATCTTTGGCTTCCATAGGTCTCCTATGCAAACAGCATCTTCATAACACTGTAGTGGCTTTCTTCATCCTCATCACGAAGTTCCGCTTTCTGGTCTTCGTATACGACTGGCTCTCTGAAACGTGACAGACCGTAACGGAGAGCATCGTAAGCATGGTCTTCTTCCGTTGTATCGACGTCCTCTGGATTCATCGGGTCTCTCACCAGTGTATCCAACTGCGCAATCAGATTAGTGCAGTTAGGGGCTATGATAAGTCCCGGAAGGCCATCTGGTCTGTCCTCTAAGAGGTTGTCGATTTTCATCTTCCCTGCGACCCGCTGACGTGAGCCGGGGGTCAAGTAAACGCCATACTTGGCATATTCATCAATGGCATTGGTAGACGGGTCATTCTCGTACTGGCGTGCCATTGCAGGATCACAGAATGAAACAATCATGTTCTCTTCATCAGATGTCTTCATGACGATGCGGTTCGCCTGCTGTTTTGTACTCAGTCTGGCGGCGTAATCCTCACGGTATACGTATACACGTCCATAGTTCTGATTGATTGCGATCCACAGATAGCAGTAAGGCTTGGCAGAACCGTAGTCAATACCGCCAACACGAATCCAATCAGAGTTGAGAGAATAGTGTTTCCCGTGAATATCAAAGCCAAAGGCACTGCCTGATTCTGCAACATGGCGGGAACGGGTAAAGTTGAACGCCGCACCTTCATTGATATCCCAATTACCATAAAGGAATCGCTCTTTATGTTGCTGACTGGAATACTTTTCCAGTTTGTCTCTCTTGTAATCTTCGCCCATACCGGGGGCATTGTTATCAAGAGTATCGGAATGGATACAGCGGGTATCTGTTTCACGTCCTTCACGCTTCGCTTCAATGAACTTCTTTTTTACCCATACGTGTCCAATACCGCCCGGGTTGGTAGAACCGTACATACGAGGATAGAATCCGCTTACAGCAAGACGCAGGTTACCCCACATGGAGTCATAGTCCGACTGTTTGATCATCGTCAGTTCGTCGTAAATCAGCAGGGAATAGCTCTGCCCGTTGTATTTCTCAATATCACCGGAAGTGTTGTAGCCACCGATCTTGATTACAGACCCGTTCGGGAATGTAATCTGGTTCTTCTCCATGTTGTGCGGAATATGCTTAAACGCACGTGACAGTTCCATCAGGTGTTCTTTCGCAGAACCCTTCTGCTTACGGAAGAAGATGCAGATAAGCCCATCGTGAGTCATGCAGTCATAAGCCGCCTGCATAAGCTGACAATGGGATTTACCACCACCTTTAGGCCCTTCGCACAGGATTTCCTGTACCTTCCCCGGCCCGCACTCTAATGTCGCTCTGTGAAACTCTAACTGGGATTTATTCGGAACGTACTGCGCACGAAGAAAGAAGTCAATCATATCGTCAGGGAGACCGCCCTGAACAAGATACTGAATATAAGCACGGATGCTTTCCTGCTCAAGCTGACTTAGTTCATTTTGTTCCTGCTTCTTCGCCATTTTCTTCTCGCTCTGCCATCAACGGCATGACCTCGATTACGGGCTTCGGCTGAGGTAGATTTCCCCTGACTCCCGCAATCAATTCCATAAAGGTGCTGTCCTTCGCTCCAAACGTATTATTGATCTCCTGTCGCTTCACACGACCGCCTGCTTCTTTAGCAATATCATCCAAGAAGCCTCGTAGCTGTTGCATGATTTTTGTGCGCTCATGCGGTCTGTAATCATCGTAGTTCTCTACGAAATCATTGCGAACCTGAATGTAAAGCTCTTCAAGTTCCTCTATTCTTTTCTCGCTGTCCTTCAACTCATTCTTCATACTCATATTATAACATATAAGCACTTATGAAATCAATATATTTAGTTCCAAAAAATGTGTGGTATAATAGATGTAGTGACCCCCGAAGCGAAGTTGATTGTAGCTTTGCATTCGGGATGGGCGATAATTGGTCTTAGGTTCTCGCCATCTTCCCTGAAACTGAAAAGATGGCTACCCCAAGATATGCCAAGATTTAGATTCAGACAACGACTCCCAAATGGTAAACAGGCTAATCGTGTATACGACACCGATAAGTCTATGCTCATCTGCCAGACACCTAAGGGCTACCTCTATAAGAAAAAGAGCCATCTTGAATTCTTCCTCTATCGTTCTTCCGGTAAGACCTTCGATGAGAAAATCACACGTGAACTCCCTTGGGAAGAAGCCAGTAAACTCTGTCGTGAATACGCCCCTAAGGAAGTCTATGATTCTCTCTTTACTGTCCTCAAAAAGTCCACTAACGCCCGTACTGGCCCTCATCGTATGATCACTCTCGATGACCGTACCCGTGTCATGGCTATGCGTCAGGCTTATAAACTCCATATGTCCCTGACTGATTTCGTCCGTTTCCTTATCCAGAAATGGGACGATTACCACTAGCGTATCTGCTTCATATCATTCTTATTTACTCCTTTCTTCCGATAGACCTCTAATCCAGAGGTCTATCTTTTTCCCTTTTTTCCTCTTATTTCTTAGTTGTCTAGACATGTGTCCGCTAAAGAAAGAAGGAATGAGATAGGGAAGGAATGAAATAAATAAAAGAAAGAAAGAATGAAGACGCTCCCGCGACGATCAGCATCCTTCCCCCTCGGCTCGTTTGCGCTCTTTTTTAAAATTTTTTCGCCCGCACGCACCCCTGCGTTTTTCGTTTCTTTAAAAATTTTTTAACACCTGTTTTTTACCAGAGTACAAGGGGATGCGTATGTGGGATATATCACATGTCCTCGCCGCCTATGCCCTTGTAGTGCGGTGGGGGTGACGCCGACGGCGGCGACGGATTTTCGGATTTCGTATAGTCTCCTCGGGGTAATGGGTTTGATAACTCAACTTATCGAACCCATAGCCCCTTTTGTCCCGTGAGATGGGACAGCTGTCCTACCAGATGGGACACGACGGGCAAACGGGCAATTGTACGTACAATTGCAATCAAAAGTACGTACAAATAAGCGACACATCCCTTCCCATTTATACACTGTCTAAAATTCTTTAAGGAAAGCCATCTTAAAAAAAGCGCAGTCCCATAAAATGGACGAAAATGCAAACCTTAAAAAAAGCAAACCTTAACGAAAAAAAACCTTAACAAAACGCAAACCTTAACAAAACTTAAGCAATTGAATCTTAAAAAAACAGTTTTTTTAAGGTATGAAAAAAATGGCACTTTGTCATTTTACCCTTGCATTTTATGGAGTCGGTTTTTTGTACCGTCCAAAACATGCCTTTTTTAGCCCTGCTTGTGACTGGGGCAACAGGGCAACAGGGCAACACGTGTTGTGACTGGGGCAACAGGGCAACACGTGTTTTTCTCGTAAAAATGGGGAAAAAAGCATTTCCTATTATACACAAAGCATAAACTTGTCTATACAAATTTCCCAAAATTACATATTACGCCTAAAACATGCTAAAAATTGTGACAAAATTCCATATAAATTGGTAACAAAAATACATAGACTTTTGAATTCAAAAGATTATTATCTATAGTGACGATGAAAAACGATACTGAATCGTCAATGGAGGCTCATATGTAGCAATTGAATCTCATATCACGGGAAAGTGATTTTTCCCCGCCCAAAATGCGAACGGCTGATAGGTTGTAATGGTCAAGGCTCATCAGTAAACCGCGGAAGGTTCATAAACGTTCGTGTACGGTAAAGTCGAAAAATCATACTACCCATGAGAATCCCATATGCGGCCGTGAATCTGTTGAATAAGGTTACAGTGCTAAACGCCCGCATGTGATGGCTGATACTACTCTAAACAACGTGTGAATTGTAACGACTGACCACCTTTACACGCTCAATTCATACGGTGTTTATTGCAAGTCAGTTATAAAAACTCATTGCAATGGCATGTGATGAGCGCACCTGTTACAGGTATTTTATAGGCTTATAGGCCGTTTACATGTGCACGATTTTACACGCCAACACCTTGAACGTATTGAGCGTGTATTTTTATGTGTGTGAACGTGTGAATGACTGTATATGTAGGCGGAAATAAGCTTATAAAGCTGAAAAAAATCAATTCAATTTATAAAGGAGAACAATAACATGAAAACAACAAATGCCAACAAAGCCCAGAAGGTTTCCGAGGAAGTAATGCGCCTGCGGAAGGAACTCAACCTGAAGGCAGATGCCATCACCGACAATGGCTACTGCGTGTGGGTGTCTGCGCCTGAGAAGGGCGCACTGTCGGACAAGCTCAAGGCAGAAGGCTTCGCCTTCTCTGGCAAGCGTGGCGCATGGTGGCGCAGAAGCGAGCACACGTCTGCGCCTGCGAAGACTGAGCCGAAGGCTCAGAAGACTCAGCCGAAGACTTCGAAGCCGAAGAAGGCCTCCACGCAGAAGGCTACTCAGCCGAAGGCTGAGCGCAAGTTCGCAGAACTGCCCGAAGAAACCAAGGCGCAGGTGCGGGCGTACGTAGAGCGTGCGTTCACGGGCGTGACGGTGCGCTTCAAGGGCGAGTGGGTGTATCTCGGCGGGGAGACCAAGCCGAACTACGAAGCCATCAAGCCGATCGGCCTGTTCTGGGGGTCGAAGCTTCAGGAATGGTGCGGCCCTGCGGAGAAGCTCCTCACGTACGCAAGCGCAGATGCAACGCCCGCAAAGGCTCAGCCCGAAAAGGCTGAGCCGAAGGCTAAGAAGCCGCGCACCCGCAAGGTAACGGGCAAGGTGAGTCAGCCGACGATGGCGGGGCTGTTCGCCTAAGATGCAACGGTCGCAGGACGCTCGGGCTCATGTGCTCAGGTACGTGAGCCCTGTGGGTCAGACGACTCGGAAAGAGGTGAATGATGTTGGTAGAGATGGTGATAAACCAAAATTACGTGAATCGTGTGTGCGCAGACTATGCATGTGCGGCAAGACAGGCACGACTGTGCCCGTATGAAGAGTTCGAGGCTATTTACGGGTTAGATTACGCTCAGAAAAAATGTGATGATAACTATGCGCTGATGTATCGTGCGTTAGATCGTGTGGATGTAGTCGCAAGTGTCCTCTGCACTGACCGCAGAACACTCCTGAATTATTGGCGGGCATGCAACAAGGTTTCGTTTGCCAAACGCAGAACAGCCTTTAGGCGTTTCTTCGAGTGCGGTTAGTCGCAGAACGTTCGGACTCTCATGTACGCATGAGGGTCTCGTAGATTTTACGACCTGAAAGAGAGGCAGAAATGTTCGGATTCAAGGTGATTGCACGTGAGAGCGTGCGCATGTTCGTGCCCAACGCACAGTTAGGGTACGACTTTGTGGATGAAGACGGTCAGAAGTTTGAGACCGTCAAGATTGCTGGGTATTACTTCCCCGTAGACGACGACCAGACAATCGCGGACGGGTACAATCCGTCCACCGGAGAACGTGTGTATGTGTACGACACACACACGAACCAGAGAGCAGAGGTATTCAAGGACTACCTCACGCTCAAGTATCGGTACGTCCTTGAGCACAAGATGCCGAAGGGCGTGCGTGTTGAGAGGTTTTACGTGGCAGATACCATGTAATAAACGAAGCCCTCACGTATAGCGAGTACGTGAGGGCGGGCACATCATTCGAAAGAGGTGAATAAATGTACACTAATAATCATACCACGTTTCGGGAACTCGTTCCCACTGACAGCCATAAATCCTTTTATGGTAAAGCCCTCGTGTGCACACACGAGGATGGCACTGAGACTTTACTCAGCTATGGCACTCCCATCATCGAACGTCGACCTGACGGTCAGCTTGTCCCGCTCTATGATGGATGGACAGCTACTACAGGGCGGCACGTGAAAGCGTTCTGTGGCCTGTCAAAGGCTGAATACTTCAAGCTTGCAGGCTTGGAGAAGCCCGGTAACTGGGGAGATTACTGGGAGTATCTGACCAAAGATGAGGCGTATGCCTACGTTCGTGAAGCAAGAGAGCTGTGCCGTGCATAAGTGAAAAGAGGAGCAATGATGTTGTGGGTAAGTGATGTGATGGAGAAGAAAGCCGTGTTGGTTCGTTACAGTCAGGTCTTGATTATGGATCGCCGTGACAAACAGACTCAGGTTGAAGACCTGTTCGATATCGACTTCACGGATGACGTGAACAAGACGTACCCGCTCGGGAAAGACCCCGTGTGGAAGTCGATT